GCAAGAGAAGATCAAGCAGCGCTGCGTTACTAAAAAAAAAGGCCGCAAGCGCGGCCTAGTTTGATATGTAATTTTTCTAAATTCCTATTGGTTCTAGTGTTTGTTTAGCGATTAGTTTTTCCCAGGCTTGTCTAGTCATCTGGCATTTGCGATTGCCGCCGACCTTGCTGATCTGTGAGGTTGAGGCATACACCCATTTCTTTCCCACAATCACCCACACTTTGCGATGATCGCCGCCTAGTACATCCGGGCAATGCTGCATCATATACCCGGTGGCCTTATCCCATTTCTTACCAATGGGCCGGCCATGTTTGCGTGGTGTTTTAATAAGCTTTGTGTTTTTTCTAATCCGCAATTATTGCGCTCCTTTCTGTTTGTTGAAACTGAGGTTGTCGTATATGCAATTAGCGATGTGTTCGTTGGCAATCTTGATGTCTGCGTGTGCAGCAGCTGGAAACAAATCTGGTTCTCGTTTTGCCAGGGTGATAAGACCTAGCACATGGGGATCATGTCCGGTCTTGTCCTTGATAACTTTCCGCATCATCATGAGTGAGGCTGGTATTCCAGCCTCAAGTTTTTTTATGAATTTTTTGTCGTACAATTAAGCAACTCCTTTCATGTTAAAAATATCAATCTCGCCAGGCTCTGAGAAGTCGTCGTAGTACTCCCATACGTCACTCTTAGCAGCAAGTATGTGTCCGGCCTTGCATTGGATCATGTCGAGTAACTTCTCTGCCGCAGATCCTACGTACTCTGGATGCTCACAAGATTGGTATCGCAAGCAACCGGCCATCTTGTAAGCGTCAGCTGCGCTGATCTTGTTAGCGTGTTTGACTTGTTTCATGTAACCCCAAATCGCACCGCAGAAACCTGGTTGCGCTGGCTCCTGGTATTTGTGGCTCACGCTGTCCTGGTTAGCAGTGGCCAGGTGCAGCACTAAGTCCTTGGCATCGAGGAAAATATCTTTGCCGTCATGGACGATCGAGTTAAGACCTGGTGATTTATTTTGTAAGTACCACAAGACCAGCTGGCCTATGTGATGTGGATTAACAACATATGCACTCATTTAGTGTCCTTTCTGTTTGTTTTTTTTGGGATTTGGTTTCGAATCAATTGATCCATTACTCATTATTATTGACATAATACGTCAAGTTTTGCAACAAATAAATAACACATTGTGTTACGCAGCTGTGTCGAACAATGGTAATTCGTGTAACTCCTGGTGATTTACTTTTGCCTCGAGTCTGTCAGCAAACTGCTTGACGTGGTGAACCATCTTATCTCGCTTGTAGCAGTGGTTCATTGCTATGTTGCAGCTGTCGGCACTATCGAAACCGATCTTGTGCAGCACTCCTAAACCTCGCATCATGTGGATCCAGGGTCTATTTTCTATTCCGTAATTTGCATCCCAATAATCCATATGGGCGAAAGCTTGTTTGACTTTGTTGTAATATGCGCTGGTCGGGCCGTTCCTGGCTATGTCAACCTCGGCGCAGCTGCCGAAACCTACGAAGTTAAAAAGTCTGTGCAGCTTTTCTAGCTGTTCGAAACTTTCATTCATGTGCCATATGGCCATCGCTCTTTCGGGGTATTTGATTTTGTCGTTGTGTATCGCGTCTGCGATCAAGGCCATGTTCTCTGCCTCAGATCCGCCGATCACGTCCGGGATGACACACACTGCCTGGTCGCATCGATCCATCGCGTCGTTGGCCCAGCTGTAGAACCCATCCCACCAAGCTGCGTCAAGTGTGATACCTTTTTTCCAAGCAGTAAACGCGCCGTTGTCTAAGATCAAGATCTGATCTTTGCCAACCAGGTTGATGCAATCTTCTAGCTGCTCCGGGTGCATGTAGCTGACGCAGAAACTGTGACCTTTCAGCTGGTGTAAATATCGCTTTGGTGTAATTGGTGTGCCGTGAACAAGTCTTTTCATTAATAACCTTTCTTGTTTGCAGCATCGAACAAGGGAAGTCCGAAAATTATCTCGTTGATTTTGTCGTTGTGTATGCCGTGGATTACGTACATGTTTCTGATTTTTTTGAGTTTGCCCCAATACTCAGTGATCGGTTTGACACCTCTCTGATCGACAACCATGCCATTGTAAAGCACCTGGGCATGTCGAGTAGTACTGATTAAGTAGGCAGTATCTTTCTCTGCCGCAGTTCTGA